CCAGACATAGAAGTACTCTGTGAGACCAGCGAACCTTCGGGTCGCCGGGCACGGCACTTCGATCCCGCGGGGCTACTAGTCCCGCGTTACGTCCCCAGTGCAGGGTTGTTATACAACCCGACTCGTCCATTGGTCGAGCACAAATGGGGGGGTCAGACTTTGACAATGTCTTCGTCTGCAAAGAAGTGGCGATGCCACTTCAAAACTTTCTTGGTGAACGATGTTCACCTTGGGTCCCGCGAGGCTCAGATACTATCCGAGCGCCCTAAATCTCAGATTCAAAGAATTCTGAAAAATCTCGATTGTCTACTAGACAATTGGTTACTATTCGACCGAACAATGTTCGATCGAGCTGATAGGAAGTGCATTGTACTTTTCCAAATAGTTCGAGCAACGCTCAAACTAAGTACGTATTCGGTCGATGACCAGATCCGTCATTGGAAAGATTTTGTAAACTTTCTTGTAACAGACCTCAGCAATGCTGAGGTCGATAAAACGATTGACCTAAGGTTCAATTGTTATGCCTTTCTACTATGTGGAGAGGTTTACCACGGGTTTTCTAAACCCGTGACACGAGAGCAGGCAGCAAGGCTCGCCTGCTTGGTATCGACCCGGAATTTGGCCCCTGGTGGGCGGTTTGCCGAGCGCAATGCGCGGTCGAAATTTAAGGAACTCGTCACTGGCGAGTTTCTACCAAAGGCGAGAGTCATGGGCCAAGCAAAGCTGGCCACGCGACGAATCGCCGGAATCTGTACACACCTAAAAGGGAGCACAGAGCTTTCCAACGGACATTGTTCGTTGAATACATCAGGGGAGTTAAACTTCCCGACAGCGCTGGGCGGCAAGGCCGCTGCAGCTTTAGTCGACATCAAAGATTTCATGGGTGTCGACCCAGGTGTCGCCGAAACCAGGGTTTACCCTTGGGGAACGCGATACTATCCAGCCGGCCGTCAAAGATGGCAGGCTTTCGGTCGAGCGGAATTTCCGTCAGACGTTGAATTCCTCTCCATTGTGGAGACGGAATGTGAATCCGAGCGAACAAAGTTAGCCGGAATGGGAAAATACACAGGGTGTATGATCTTTACGGTCGCATATGAAATGTATCGACCATTTATGGAATCGGCAGAGCCGATCCCTATTAGACAGGCCACTGTTAGTGAGCCTGGCGGTAAGGCACGTATTATTACTACGGGCCCGTGGTGGTTGACTGTACTACAGCAACCAATATCCCATATGCTCAATGAGCTGTTGGGCTGGCATCCGAGCTCTAATAGCACGATGCTTAGAGCGGACCAAGCATGGCATGCGGTCCGCGGTATGTCGAAAATAAAATTTCCGACAATAGAAGATGGCGCTATCCTTGATATCGCTGTCCTTTCTAGTGACCTGAAGCAGGCCACAGACGCTGTTCCGATAGTCGTTGCAAAGCAACTACTACGATCCTTCATTGAAGCGATCGATAAACCGGAATGGTTATGGGTAGCCGACATTGTCGGCACCAGGCAGATCTTCACTGAAGATCTTGATACATATGTCCTCAAAAGAGGTATTATGATGGGTGAACCTCTTAGTAAGAGTGTTCTGACTATCCTCTCACTAGTAGTGGAGGAAATAGCGTTCAGTGAGTTCATGGAACTCTCTTATACGCGAGAAGCATCTCCCCCAGTGGATTGGAGAGCTTATCACGTCGGAGGCGACGACCACTTGGCCATCGGTCCAAGGACGTATCTTAAGAAGATTACGTCGGTTCACAAAGAACTTGGTTCTCTGATTAGTCCCGAAAAGCATCGTATTTCGACGCGATTCGTATTGTACACGGAGAAGCTCCTGTACTTCACGGGGACTCGACTTAATTGGTCGATCCCTGAACTCCCTCACAATGTGACGGAGAGTCCGTTCATTGACAGTGTCAAAGTCCGGTTGCTATCGCCTTTCACAAAGGCGCTAGATGCCGTTAACGACAAGAATGTCGCCATCGGAAAGATTAGAAGCCTTGCTTCTAGCCTACAATACTGCAATGCAGTTGAAAAACGCTTGATCATTGATCGAGCGCTTTACAAGTTCCGGAATTTTATTCTCGGACCGCACCATCGCACTGTTAGAGCGATTGAAAGCCTACCAACACAGTTGGGAGGCCTAGGGATAGCCCTCAATGAGGACTACCTAAAAGCATTACCTCCGATTTTTAATCGGGCCCTCCGCACAATTGTGAAGGGTGGCAAGGCCGGGTACAGGGCACAAAGTGCCTTGAGCGGTATCTTCGCGAACGATGTTCCGCGAGGAGTGAAAACCCACGGATTTATACAAGAGTGGGTTAATGAAGTGCTCGAGGGTCTCGAGTACTTTCCGGCAAATTCACTTGCACATTATATGCGCAAGATGGATCCCGGTAATGAGTTGGCCTTCAAGGTCAAACTCAAGCGACTGAAGGAGCAAGGCATCATCAGTTTGAACGATCTACCAAAGGAGATCGAGAAGTCTTTCGTCATCCGTAGGATGCTCGAAGATAACGCAGTCCATACAGGGTATCGGACTGAGACGGTCAAGCGTCGCATTGCGAAAGCTTGGGATACACTCGAAAGAATCGAGGGATTGGCTCCAGGGTCTGCACCACTTCCTAGTGCAGCTCTCTGGGCCGCTGTAGCAGCTTCAAAGAAGTCTGTCATGATCGAGCTCAATGAGTTCGTTAACGTGATCGTGGAACGCCACGATTACGACGAGGATACCGATGATATCGGTACCCTGGATATGAAGGTCAAAGACCTTCTACACTACGGCCTTCCGACAATGTCGGTAAGCCTCAAGCAATTGAGGAATAAATAGGTCCCGAAGGAGTAATACTCTTTCCTCGAAAGCCGTGTCTGGCATGGAA